TGTGGCTGCTCCTGCTGCTCCTGTAGCTCCTGCTGCAGATCCAGCAGCTCCTACAGCATAGTCCTAAACGGTTTGAGGATTGGTTTTAAGCCACTTTTAGCCTAGTTAGGTACAAAGATATACCCCCTTTCAGACTTACTGTCTGATCGGGGGTTATTTTTTTTGCCATTTTACGGCGTGTCTTCCCTGTACTGTACAGTCTGTACAGTAAAATCACCCATGTCAGTGGGTGATTTTCTGTCTGCTTCTTTTAACTCTCAGTTTCTGTCTGTTCCGCGCAGACATACCGCCAAAGTATCCGACTATCTCAGGGTCTGCTATAGCAAACTCTAAGCATTCAGTCTTGACAATACACCTAGCACAGATCCCTTGGATAACACGAGTAGGTTCCCCTCGGTCAGGGAAGAACAGATCAGTATCTATGCCAATACAGTTGGCACTTTCCCTCCAATTAGCCATGGACTACCAGCCGTATAGGTGTAGTAAAGCTGACAGCAGGTCAGCTATTGCTCCTTGTAACAGTGTTAAGTATTCTAGCTTCATCGGCATGCCACGCAGTAGTAAGGGGTTCTCATCTCTGACTTGTTAATCTTAAAGAGCGAGGCACACCTAGCACACCTAAGTGTGACCTCGTAATCTACATGTTCCATTTATCCTCCAGTTGAGTAGAAGCCACCAGCCTTGAAATGAACTGGCGTGGCAGACCATACTCTAGACATGGACTGTTGGCAACAGACAGGCAGTGAGTCATCACCAAATTCTTTATGGATCTCTATGATATTTCCACAGACCCCACATTTGAAATCATATCTAGGCACAGTCCATCCCTTCGTCAATAGGTGTGGGTGCAGTTAGTAGTGCACCACAGTCAAAGCATGACTGCTCCAAGTCATACCATCCTACCTCTCTGGTCTCTTCATCCCACATAACACGCAGGTTAAAGATCTTGCACCCGCAGATGCAAGCCATAGAAGGTATCCCTTTAAGGTTTAAGCTCATCTACGCCTTGGTTCTGACTACTCCAAAACATTTTGTAATACTCTAGGTCGTAAGAGAATCGCTTAATGTGTTGGACTGTTGCACCAGTGTGGGCATAGAGTGGCACACCTGCCTCATTCATTCTGCGGAAGAAGTTAATATCCTCAGATACAAACTTGTCCCCTACCCCAGTCTCATTGAAGAACGGTACGTTGCCATGTACTTCTCTCATCTTGAGGGCAGCACTGCGGTGCATGAACAAGAAGCCAAACCCAGCAGCGCCTACCTTGACTAGCGCATTAGCTGGCAGTGGGTGTACGTACTGTATTTGGTATGGGTCATCAGTAAATTGAAACAGTGCAGGAAATGGAGTCATGAGTGGCTGCTCATTCTCCTTGGAGATGAAGTAGACGCCGCTTACTACTGGCTTAGTAGTAGGGTCGCATTCATTCCATAGCAATCTAAGTACATCAGATGTAAGTACAATGTCGCTATCTACCCATAGTACCCATGGGAAATCTGTGTGGTCTAGCCAGTAATCAAAAGCATTTTGACGTTGGCGTCCGATCTGGTTACCCTGCACACGCATGGCAGATTTGATAGGGATGCCACCGCCTACGATTGAATAGACTAATCCTTCGGTAAACTTGCCATCAGTAGTCCCGTTGTCACACCAGCAAACTATGATAGAGTCAGGATCAATCTTCGGCTTCTGTTGCACTTGCATTGGCTTCTTCGAGCGTTGTGTCTTGGTCACGGTAGGGTCTCCATCCACCTAGGTTTTGTACTATTGATGCCAGCACACGCTGGACTTTCATGCGAGCACCATCGGCAGATGTGCCCATCTCTTCACCAAGCTTTGCCCAGTCTGCGTGCTCACTAGCAAAACGCAGTCTAAGTATCCTCTGCTTGGATTCAGATAATTTGTAATAGCTCTTGGCTATGTCAGAGCGCAGTGCTAGCCAGTTCATGCCATCACTGATCTCACCATTACCAAACTTAAGGTTAAGGTCTTTGATCTTGCTAGGCATTTCGTATGACTCAGCAATGATGGTAGGTAGGAATGCTTCGACAACAGATACGTCGTAGTAATACAGATCTGCCAAGTCATATCCCACAATGCGAGCCTTCTCCTTCTCGCAGTACGTGATGCAGTGATTGCGCAATGACTTGGCGATCAGCTTGTCTTTATCCTTTTCCTCTAAGGACATCCACTCCTTGAATTTCTTGGGGTGGCTGACGAACCAAAGATACATCTCCTGCTGGAGATCGTCTACCTCTACCATTGGGTACCGCTTCTTGAAGTCAGAAGCAATCCGTATCATCATCTCTTTGTACGGCAACCACTCATCTATCTCGTGCTTCATGGGAGCAGGATGTCTCCATCCGTTAGCGGTACTGCATAAGGAATAACCTTGCGGTTCTTCTCTACCAAGATACCTATGCCCTGTTGCCAGTTAGCAATGCCTGATGTGAGATAAGAAGCTTGTCGCATGTCCATGAGGTGTCCCACCTCTAGCCCGTAAACGGTTCTATTCTTGCCGTAGAGACCCGTTGTCTCGTGTTGTAGTCCTAACTTGTGGGTGTGACCACAGACAACGCTCTTGCCTAGCTTCTTGGCTAGACTCATAGCAGTAGAACCCGGTACTTGCACAGAGCGTCCCTCGTCCCCGTGAGCCATTACCCAGCCGGGTAGTAACTCCTTGAACCTATGCAAGTACTGGATGCCTAATGAAGAATACCCCAACAGTTCTTCTATCTTGAGTGATTCAAGAGAGCCGAATGCTGGGGCATACTTACGGATGTAAGTTTGGATTCGATCTGTATGGTTTGATCGTTGAATAATAAAGGGTTTGTTTCTGCCGAGTGCATCTCGGAAGTCAGCCATGATGTTGTAGGTCTGATCTATTGAGTCTTGCAAGGTAGGTGCGTATTCGCCTGCCATACCTTTGTTCCACCTGCTTGGTTCTGGTGCATCTAGTTCATCCCCCACGCACCAGAGCTCATTAGGTCGGTACCATTTGATAAAGCTGATAACCTTCTTAAGAGCTACTGGGTCGTGATAAGGGATCTGTAAGTCACTGAGTACTACTACTCTTCGCATCAGGTAAACCTTCCCACTGTCCGTTTTGGACTAGTATGCCTATTATGGCATAGTTTGCAAGGTCAACGAAGGTATCGTGTAGTGATTCGTAATTCGGCGTGTCGTTCTCAGTCTCGACCAAGTGACTAAACCGTTGGAGTTTATCAAACATTCTAACTCTAAGACCATTGAGTGGTCCGCCGGGAGCAAGTGAGATGTTAAGCGGACCGTAATCTTCCTGCTTCTTAAGGAGGATTGACTTGAGTTCAACAAGGATATTGTCGACATCACTTGGTCTCATCGCTTAGTACTTCCTTCGCTTGTAGTTCAAAGTTCTTCATTGACTCACGCACTTGTAGTTCCTGCCACACTTTGTCTGCTTGACCAAGTGGTGCTGCTACTAGTAGTGCTGCTAGTCCAATGATTAGTTCTTGTGCTTCCTTGATATCTTCAGTACTAACATGATAGATATCATAGAGAGCACCAAGAAGATCCAAGGTCTTGTCCTCCGTAACCGCAACTCCTATGCTTCCTTCCATGTGTTCGATGTGTGTCCAGATTGTTTCGTCAAGAGGTAATACAATCTCTGATTCGCTCATTGATCCAGTCCTTTCCTAGTTTAACGATGACGCTATTTACGTCCTCGCCTTCGGGCATTGGTACTACATTGGCATTAGGTAACTCACGTTGTATCTTCTTGCCAAACTCAGCTCCTGCGTTGTCACCATCTGTAAGGATGATAACCATATCGAAGTCATCTAAGATTCTTGTATAGTGGGACTTCCAATTGTTAGCCCCCGGTATACCTACCGTTGGGTGAGTAGTCTTTACTGACATCATGATGGAATCAAACTCACCCTCAGTAACGCAGATATATTTCTGTGCTACGAAGCAAGCTTGAGTATTAAACATGGTGGTCTTAGCACCACTCATGCCCATGTACTTTGGTTCTTGTCCGCCTATTGACCTGAACCTGATATCAACCACACCACTCGGAGTAACGTAAGGTATAGCAAGCCTACCAACAAACTGCTCATGCCCCGGCAGAGGATCTACGACCACTCCCAAATGAAACATGCGAGCTTCTTCTACCGACAACTGTCGCGTGGCGAGATATGCCTCGGCGTGGTTGATGTGTGCTTTGTAATGCTCCGTTGCTTTGAGGAGAAATTGTCTGTGCGAATTCGATAGCCTCACCTAACGTCCCTCCTTGTCTATGCATAATCAAATCGTATGTATCACCTGATACACCACAACCAAAACATTTGAATCTATTTGTTTCTAGGTTAACAGTAGCACTAGCAGTTCCATCTTCATGGAATGGACAACGCATCTTACGCCATCCACCTGTACGTGCGGGTACTGTAGCACCAATACTATTTAAGTAATCTTCAATGCTATGCTTTTCCATCCGTTACTCTCCTCAGTAATTCAATCCATACTGAGCCGGGCATAGTGGCATACCAATCATCAGGGTTACCTTTGCCCTTACGCTTGTGCAAGACTACTCCTGTCCAAGCATTATCGTTTGCCATCTCTACCTTCAACTCTTCTACCCACCCCGCCAAGTCCATCCCGGCGTGGTTTTTAATCTCTATCGTAACTCCCGGTATGCCAGAGATGTCACCCTTATCTAGGGTGGCACCCGCTAGCCTACGATCTACATACGGATACCATTGTTTGAGCCATGCAACTACATCGCGTTCTGCTTGTGCGCCTTTAGCTTTGCTTGCACGTCCACTCATACTGGCATTACCTCTTGATTGTAATCTCTTACTATATCTTCAAGATACATAGAAGCAGGATCAAATGATAGTGACACATACGTGCCACCTGTTTGATCTGCCTTGCCGTATCTATTCTTAACTGGTGCTATACACATGTAGTAATCTAACCCTGTAGGTAAAGGCATCTGTCCTACTGTGAGCACCATCGCTGGAATCTGTGCCACCTTACCTTGCAAGGCAGAGCGTGGTTGGCATGGGTAGCCTTGTGCTCCTTCTTGCGTATGGTGTAGCACTAGTACTGCAGCATTAGTATCTCTAGCTAAGTATTTAAGTTCCTTCATGATCTGTCGCATTGCTGCGAACTCTTCAGCTCCATCCATTGCTACATCCATGAGGTTATCCACCACGATTAGTGTTGGACTTCTACCCCACATAGTTTCAAAGGCAGAGACTTCTTCATCTAGATCCTTAAGTGTTGGGCTAGATTCGAATGACCAATAGAGATGGCTTTGCTCTGACAAGATAGACTCTGCAGTATCAGGATTAGTTTTCATAAGTGTCTCTGCCTGTGACTGCGTCATTTTACCTGTCATTGCTAACAATCTCATAGCCATAGTGTGAGCATTGGTATCCGCTGAGAAGTAAAGTGTTGGTTGCTTTAGCCTTGCAGCTATGTGTAATCCAAGTGAAGACTTACCTGCACCCGGAGTACCAGCAATCACTGTTACCTCTGCTCTACGAATAACAATACCTGCACGTTCGAAGGCTTGGAAGGGAGCAGGTAATGGCTCCCCACCTACCTCTGACTTATGTATGCTACGCCGTAGCGTTTTCATATTCTAAGTACACCTCATAGACTTCGTTGAGTAGATCATCATCAGTGATTACACCTTTACCTTGTGAATCATTCCAACCTTTTTGTAGGATCTTTTGTACGTGTTGACAATCTTCACAATCTACTTCACGCAACCTCATCATGTTTCCCTTCTAACTCATCTACTATCCACCAAAGAGTATCAATCTTATCTTCATCGTCACCCTCTAGTGTCTCCCTAAGCATTGCGCCTAGTGTAGTAAGACTTAAGGTAGTCATTACTTCATCCGATCTGGTACGTATGTATTCCATTCTGGGCTGGACTTATCCACGTAGATAGTCTTGCACTTGGTTGGATCACCTTGTGCTGATGGACAGAAGTATCCTTTGTAGATACCACCTTGCTTAGATGTACCTTGGATGGCTGTCATCTTTCCATGTGGACATGAACGTCCGCCCCCAATAGGGGCTTGACTAAAAGGTGGTATGTCTTGTACGACTGTGCCACCTAGTGTTTGTGCGATTAGGTTTGAAGCTGGAGTAAGTGGTGCTTGTTGCCCACGTACACTAGCCTCTAGCTCCGATACAGCAGAGCTAATAGCGGCAAGAGATTCAGATACTACTTGATCTAATCCCGTGCCTGTCTCAGCACGTACAGTTACAAGACTACCTGCTGGTGTCTTAACTGTGATACTGATAGGTGCTTCTGTGCTACTCATCATTCTCCTTTGGTTGTGTGTACCAATCACAATGCTCGGTCAACCCACACATCTTACAGTGTTGGAAGTTAGGCACAAAGATATTATCTTTACGTGCCCTGTCGAACATAGTGACCAGCGCTTCGATCTTGCTGTCAGTATAGTCAGCGAGATCGAACGATGGTGATAGTTCACCCTTACGTGCCATCCAGTAGTAACCTTTGGTTACCTCTAGACCGTAGACTTTACGTAGCCCGTAAGAATAGAACGCTAGTTGTAGTGCTGAGTCAGGCGTAGTCTTGCCTGTCTTTAGATCCACGATACAGTACTCAGACTTTTCAGTATCGTAGAACACACGATCAATAAACATCTTTACTTGCACGCCTTCAACCATAGGTGAAGCTTCTATTTCAATAGCCGGTTCACCATCACTGAAGGTAGCGATTACCATGTGCGGGTTGTCATCTCGCCATTGAACCCATCTATCAAAGAACTTGTAGCCATTAGTAAACCACCAGTCTTCATCCTCTGGGTTGCGACGAGGTGAAGCTACTCGCCAACTAGACTTGTCGCCTTGGTATTCAGGGCGTTCGTTAGCAGTCTCAGCCCACCATATTTTCCATTGATCTAGTAATGTCATTAGAATTGAACTGCTATCCATAAGAACAAGAACTCAATGTCAAGTGTATGTCTATCAATGTGAAAGCCAAGACCTATGCTTCTTAGGTAGTACCCAAAGCTGATCCAGCTTTTGCCTATACGTATTTCTTTCATAGATGTTTCCTATCCCATTCTTCTGTGGCTCGGTGCACAGCACTACCACCATAGAACCACCACGCTGGTAGCTCTTGGATCTTCTTTACTCGGTTGAGATAATACGACCAACCACATGACAACCATGTAGTCAGGCTTGAATAAGATATATGTTCAGGTAATTCGTGGTCGTCAATTGTGACCATGCTTCTCTCCTTTGGTTGGGCTAGCAAGCAAGACCGGAGAGAGCCAGTCCTGCTTGCGTAGCGTGTCATAGCATACACCACGACACAGTGGAAACTACTAAGAAAACACCGTGTCGTGACAGATAGGTGTGTGCTATGCTTGAGGGTATGGCTTGATCAATAGATCAACCACACCTGACACGTTGTTTTCTTCAGCGTATAAGCGTGCTGCTTCTGGAGTATCGAAGGGACCATGTACTGTAACAGGTACCTTCTCTGTCCATGCAGCTTCTATTAGTACGTATATCATTGCTCTTCTCCTAGTTCATCATGCAATGTATCTGGATCTTCTTCCAGTTCTTCTTCATCTATATCATGGGCGAGGTCATCGCCACTCATCCACATAGGTTCACTCATTAGTAATCCCAACTCTTGTTAGACCAGCCTTTGGTTACACCAGTAGCTGTAACGTATTTATCTTTGCCCATGCTGTTGTACTTACACAAGCATGAGAAGGCATCAGATGAACAGTCAAAGCAATAGGCACAATAGAAGCAAGTAAAGTCATTGGCATCTAGTGTTGCTTCATCTATGAACTGATCACATGATGGACATTGGTATGTCTCTGTTACTCCATCAAAGTAATCATAGTCATTCTTGCTTACCCATGTACTGACACCCTTAGACTTACGAGGATCAGCATAGCCATAGTCTAGGTAGCATGAATCATTAGACCACCACACGCCTGACTTATCTTCCTTACCAAGGTCTTGGTTAAGAAGATAGCATTCGTGCTTAGCACGTGGATCAACAGTAAGTACAGCCACCTTGGAACCAGCGGTGTACTCTTCTAACATCTCCCATGTGTAGTCATTATCTAGTGCTGCTACTCCACCAATGGTAGGTAGAATATCTTCAGCAAAGATACGGGTATCAGATCTATCATCCTTATCATGTGGAGTGACAGGCAAGATACCATTGTGTGCGATGTGAGTACGCTCATCATCGCCTAGTGTAAATGGATGACAGTTAGCTACAATACGTGAGCCATGTGTAGCATAACGAGCATGCCACATAGCATAGCCTTCCATGTAATAGCTACGCATTTCTAAGAACCTGTTAACAGATTCATCAGCGTCCATTGTACGCTCACGTAGGATACGCTTCTCATCTGGTATTACGATAGAGAATCCATACCCATGTGGGTTGTTGAGTGCAGAATTAACCAGCTTATCTCTATCAGGTATAACTCCGGGTGGTACTACGCATAACATACACATTAGTTCTCTCCTTGGTCTTCGATTAGTAGTTCTTCTTTGTCGAACAGTTCGTTCATGATAATGAACAGGTTAGGATATGTATCGCTATGCTCTGACACATAGGCTACAAACCTAGTCCAAGACAACGGTTTATGTTTGACCGACATCTTGAGATCACGAGTGTATTCAACAGCAGCATGAACAAGTTCTATTGCTGATAGCACACGCTCGTAGCGCAGTGAACCACGGAACACTCTGACTTCTAGTGTTGCGTCGTTCTCTATGTTGATGGCAGCATACCTGCCATTGGATTGCTCACCATTCTTAACCTTAGGTATGATCTTACCTTTGTCACCGAAGGTAGCATAGTTAGATGAACGACCAGCAAGTCTAGTGATTTGCCGTTCGTTGTCATAGATAAGTTTCATGAATCTAATCTGATGAGACTCACGCAATGTAATAGTACCACCGCTGAATGCTGAACGTGATACGTGTACATGCAAGCCACAAGTACTAGTGTTCCATGACCTGAACCTACGAGATTTAAGTTTGCTTAGTATGTCAGCCCATGGGAAACTCTCTTGCATTTCCACAAGAGAATGTGGATGGGTAACTATCTCGAAGCCATAGGACAATGAACCATCTGACTTAAGATAAGCACGGTCACCATAGCCAGTCTTACTAGCTACGTAATCAACCACCTCATCGAAGTAGTCTTCATCACGACACTCAACCTCAAGCTCGACACCAAAGTAATACTTGGCGTCACCATGAAACTTAGGTCGTGGTTTGTAGCTGTAGTTGTGGATGTTACTGTTGCTTTCTGGATCATCACGTTCACATGTATGATCTTCTAGAACATAATGATGGTCCTCATAACCACAATCATTACAACTATAGTATCTTTCTTGATCACAACGTGGACAGATAGATTCACCTAGCCAATTGCTATAGGTAAGATCATCTTCACTAGGCACTAGTGTTTCACATTCGTGACACATGATAGCGTCGGGGTTTTCATCTGACCAAACAACATAGCAATCTTTACACATGTCGTTGTTCTCAACGTTCTCAAACCCACCCCATGGCTTGCGTTTATTACAAGCGTCACAAAACTGAGTACATGAGTAGTGCATGATAGTTTGATCTTCTAATGTGTATGGTGCCCACATATTATTTTCATGTTGACTAGCACGTATGCTGTTAGTCATGTAGTAATGACGATAGGTGTTGTCCCAATCTAATCCAATAGGATAGATTGTTAACTTACACCTTGGACATTCACCTAGCGATGGTGGCACTGGGTGCTGCTCTTCTGTTATCTGATCCACTGATGGATCATCTATTACATCAGGCATTGTTCTCTCCTTACTTAGTAGTTGTTAGTACCAACCATGATTTCTTTCATGGCTCCAAGCAACTGACGGCTTGCCATATCTCTTAGCAATATACGCCAGCCCCTTGTCAATCTGATCAGGGGCTGGGGTTCTAGGATCTAGTCCTAAGATCTGTGGTATTCCGCCAGCATGTGAACCGTCATCTGTTGCCTCAGTATTGAAGGCACCGTGTCTCCAATGAGACTCGACAGTCCACAATTTGTTAAGGGCTTTCCATTCAGAACGCCCCCAGTTGTACTGCATTTGCATTATGCCACGAGCGTATGACTTAGCTACTGCTGGGTGCCAGAATTTGTTAGGCATTTCCTCGCACTTGATCTTGTTTACCACGGCATGTGCTGTATCAGGGAAGAATACAGACCAGAATGCTAGGTAAGTTACAGATAGGTAGGTCATTACTTTCTTTAGCATGCTTGCTCCTTACGCTTGTGACTCCTCGACTAACCGCCAGTCTACATCCCAACTGCCGTCCTCAATACTAACATGCTCTTGGAATTTGTGGTCAGCCAGTGCCCCGTTAGTCCGGAGCCAGTGTTCTTTATCAGCAGTACTGAAGTTGTTCCATCCTTTAGGGAATGGGTCAACGACTATGTACTTGTAGTCTACATTCCACATGCGGTAAAGGACTACCTCACGTGGTACGTTGTCATTGATAGGTACTACATTATCCATTGTTCTCTCCTTTGTTGTCGTAGTTTTCTTGGGCTGTAATTTCGTCCACTACTCCTGCTTCGTAGCCGTCCCACCATGCTGTCCTGTAGGTAAAGAACCATACAGCCAGCCCGAGCAGTACGTCAACGAGCAGGTTGAATCCGTTATAGTAAATCATGTTAGTCTCCTGTCGATATAAAGCTAGCCGTTGTGGCGTAGCAATTTCTAGTCTGGGGGTGCGGTAAAAAAAAAGAGAGGCGAGTGAGCCGAAGCCCACCCGCCAGTCTTGAAGTTAAGCAACCACCTCGATAGCAGATACTTGGATCTGCGTGAATGGCTTGAAGCGTTGGTCATTAGCGATACCCGGACGACGATCGAACCGAGTAACCAAACGACCGATGATTTGTACATGAGTATCAGCTGTTAAGCCGAGAGCACTGTCGCCGTTGTCGATGAATACCAATGGCATAGTAGTTATACACTTACCTTCCTCGTCACGTTGTGAGAGGTTAGCAGTTACGATTGAGCCTGTGTTGCCACGTGATGTGATGTTCTTGATGTTACCTGTTAGTGTTACTGTATTCATGTTTATCTCCTTTAGTAGTTTATTGGTTGAGGCGACTGCCCCTGCCGTTAGGCACAGGGACAGTCTGCCTGTATAGATTATACTATGGTTGGACAAGTTCGGTTACTTCGTCCAGTGTGTATCCAGCACAGTACGGACAACCGTCTGTGTCGTTACAGTTATCAAGCATTTCTTCTGCGATGATACGTGCTTGGTCTTCGTTCATGCGTCTGCCTCCTGACAGGTTGGACATGTGATACGGCGAGCGAGGAAGGTTAGGTTACACCAGTTACAGACTGCTTCTGTTGGTAGTAGTTCGAGGTCACGGCTATCTATTCTGTCAGCCAGTTCAACGATAGGTTCCGTGAACTCTTCACGCTCGCCCTTGGGCGTACGCGTGAGAGGGGCAACCCAATCGTGACCGCTTGGCTCGGTAGTTATGAGCCATTGGTTACGGTATTGGATGTTGCCTTCGTCCACGATTTCGTGGGCGAGTATGGTTTGGTTGGTATCGAATATTTCTTGGCACTCAGTACAGCGTTCGCCAAAGAGTTCGAGTGTTTGCCAGCATTTAGCACAGCTGGTTACGATATTCATACCTGTATCTTCTGTCATGATCTTCTCTTTTCTGTTTGATACGCACCCGATTTGGATACGCCATTATCAGGACTCCTAAGTCATGCCCCCGAGCCCGCGGGGCGGGCGTCTGAGGGCGAAGCCCGAGGGAGGGGGATGCGGGCATGGCGCCGAAGGCGACAGGCTAGAGAGCATGGATTTAGCGAAGCGGTGCGAGCGCGTGGCTTTTTGGACACGCGGCGGCGAGCAATCCTGCGAACAAGCACAGTCCGCGCAGCGGACTTGACGACGGAGTACGATAAGGGCACCGTGAGAGGACAGCATTGATCCGCACGCCGAAGGCGTAAGCGGTCATATGCTGAACAGGGCGGGGCGTGGCGTATCGGAGCGAGGAAGCCGTAAGAGCTGACGAGCCCCCATACGACAGCGATGGACAACGTCCGAGCGTGCGCCAGAGCGGGGAACCGCGAAGCGCCCGTGATCCGACTGTCACTGCGGACTGCAGGTACCACCTGCCAGCCACCGTCAGAATAAAAACATTTTGTTTGGCTGGTAAAGGAAAGTAATTTACTTACAGCGCCCCGAGTCATGAGACGATGGGGACAGTCAGCACTCCTACGTCGCCAGCCATACTGGGACAGTCTGACTGTCGGGCTTGACCCGCCGGTTATTAAACCAGCCACTGATTTAAGTGTGACTGTCTGCCTAGAATTTTCTGGTGGTATACTGGACTGGTATGTCCTAGTTTGTCCCTATTTAGGGACCAAACACAGTAGTAAGGGAAAATATATTTCCCACACGAAACGTTCGTTTCGGCTGTTTGAACGGGTTAATACTATATAGAGCAGTAAATACTGCTACTGCTATTCGCAGGCTTTTATATAGCCTGCTCATACTGTTACAGAACAGTAACTGTACAGACAGTGTAGATGGGGATAGTCTACCTAAAAGGGGCACAATGGCAGGAAAAGGATTTGGTACGGGAGCTGACCATTTCAAGGTCAAAGCTCTAGCCGAGGCTAAGGCAAAGGTGATCTCCCTTGTGGAGCAGGGGGCAACTACCCACCAAGCCATGACAGCCGTCAATAAGAAACCCGATACCCTCAGACAATGGATACTGCGTGACTCCGACTTTGCGGAAGCTTTAGCTGAAGCAAAGGAGCGAGGCGAGTCAACTTCGTTGGCGAGTATCGGTAAAGACAAGTCTGAACTACAGTTCTCAGAATTCTCCAAAATTTTTTTAGGGCAGCAAGTATTCCCTCATCATCAGGACTGGGTGGATCTGCTAGAGGCTAGGGAGCCTTCTTGGTTACACCCCTCTATGATCTACGAGCCAGCCGAACGTCACCGTCTGTTGGTGAACGTTCCTCCTGAGCATGCCAAGTCCACCGTCATTACGGTGAACTACTCGACCTACCGTATCGCCCTAGATCCCAACATTCGAATCATCGTAGTTTCGAAGACCTTAGTCAAAGCACGAGAATTCGTGTACGCAATCAAGCAACGCTTGTCACACCCTAGATGGCTCAAGATGCAGAACGCATACGGACCTGAGGGTGGCTGGAAACAAGACGCAGATACTTGGCGAACTGACACGGTATATCTTGGGGGCGATGCGCGTAACTCCAGTGAAAAGGATCCTACGATCCAAGCACTCGGTATGGGTGGTCAGATCTATGGAGCACGTGCGGATCTGATCATCCTCGATGACTGTATTACTACCGCCAATGCCCATGAGTGGGAGAAGCAGATTAACTGGCTTCAGAAAGAAGTTATCACCCGTCTGGGTAAGAACGGTAAGCTACTCGTAGTAGGGACGCGAATTGCGGCTAATGACCTTTATAAAGAACTTCGTAATCCTAAGCATTGGTCTGGTGGCAGGTCTCCTTTCACTTATATGGGTATGCCGGCTGTACTTGAATTCGCCGAAAAGCCAGAAGACTGGGTCACACTCTGGAAAGAATCTGATGTCCCTTGGGACGGAGATGACGACATCCCGCCCAATGAACGTGGATACTACCCAAAGTGGGACGGATCAGCGTTATACAAGCGCCGTTCAGAAGTTACTCCTTCTACGTGGGCTCTTGTCTACCAACAAGAAGACATCCAAGAAGACTCAGTATTCCCACCAGCATTGGTACAGGGATCAGTTAACGGGGCTCGAAGAGTCGGACCTCTAAAGCCCGGAGCAATGGGGCACCCTAAAGCTGTAGATGGCTATACCGTTGTAGGTATGGACCCAGCTATTGCTGGTAAGACTGCGCTAGTCGCACTGACCTACAACAAAGCAGATGGCAAGATCTATGTCCTTGATTGCCTCAACATGGCAGAAGGTAACTACCAAAAGATCCGTGCTGCTATTGAAGCCTATACAGAACGTTACCGACCACAAGAAGTGCGTATTGAAATCAACGCCTTCCAGAAAGCATTTGAACTCGATGAAGACTTACGGAATTGGCTTGCAGGGCGAGGAGTTAGATTCAACTCCCACTTCACAGGCAAGAACAAATGGGACACAGGATTCGGTGTCGCTAGTATGTCAGCATTGTTCGGATCGCTTAGGGATGGGGTCCATCAGGATAACAACCTTGTGGAACTTCCTTCGTCAGATGGCTCAGAAGGAATCAAAGCTTTAGTACAACAACTGATCACATGGAAGCCAGACACCAAAGGTCCTACGGACTGCGTCATGGCTATGTGGTTTGCGGTCATTCGTGCCCGTGAAATGATTCAAAAGAATACCAATGTGTCTCCGTACCTCACAAATAGGTGGGCTACTAGGTCGCAAATGGAATCTAGATACTCAATCAATCTCGACGATGCTTTTGCAGAGCAGTGGTCGGATCAATTCGGATAGGAAACATTATGGCAGCAAAGCCTGTAATTAAAGTTAACTCTAACCCAAACCCTACGCCTGCTAAAGCCATGAAGAACTCAACTGATTTTTCAAGCAAGTATGACTGGGGACATAATGCATGGAATTCAAAAGAAGGAACTGATGAATATGGTCGACCAACATTCAACAATAAGGCGCCAATCAATCCTATTAAAGTTAATTCCAACCCAAACAAAACACCAGTTCGTTCATCTGGATCACTATCACAATCTGGTCGACTAGGCGGTGCACACGCTGGTGGAAATGGTATTAGTGAAGAAGAAATGTTTGCAGGAAAAGCGCCATCAAAGCTTGGTGGTATGAGTGAACTTGGTGCTCGCATTGTGCGTGCCACCGAAGGCGAAGTCCCACTACCTTAAGGATTACTAAGTGTTAACTATTCCACAAGTTGTCTCACGTGTACAGGCGTTGCGTTACCGCAATACCTCTCGTGACATGCGTAACGGTGACGTTCAAATGGTACGTCAGGGTAAGATCTCACAGGTCTACCCTAACTTCTTCCCAGATGGTATTGACCAGAACGTAGTCGCCAACTTCATTGACGTTGTCGCACGCGACCTTGCGGAAATGATTGCACCACTGCCAGCTATCAACTGCTCGGCTGTTAACCAAACTTCAGACCGTGCCCGTACGTTTGCAGATAAGCGTACCCGCATTGCTGCTAACTACTTCCGTCATTCAGAGATGGAAGTTAACATGTTCAATGGTGCGGACATGTTTGTTACATATGGATTCCTCCCTTTCATTATTGAACTGGACGAGGAAGCAAAGCTGCCACGCATCCGCCTAGAAAATCCTGTCGGAGCTTATCCGGAGTTTGACCGCTACGGACGATGCATAGCCTTTGTCAAGCGTTACTCAATGACGCTAGGAGAACTGGTCGCCCAGTTCCCTGATTACGAACGCCAGATCCTTGGACCTGACGGATACAAGCAAGACCTTAACGGTATGCTTGAGATGATCCGTTACTATGACAAAGATCAAAGCGTTCTTTACTTGCCATCTCGCAGTAACTTTGTATTGAGCCAAGCACCTAACCCACTGGGTAAGATGATGGTTGTCATTGCAAAGCGTCCAAGCCCAGATGGTGAGCTACGTGGGCAGTTCGATGATGTGCTAGGCATTCAGTTGCTACGCAACCGATTCGCTCTGATGGCTATGGAAGCTGCAGAGAAATCCGTTCAAGCACCAATCGTTCTACCTAACGATGTACAAGAATTGCAACTTGGTGGAGATGCGGTTATCCGCACAGCCAACCCACAAGGCGTACGCCGCGTGGCTTTGGAAATTCCACAAGGTGCATTCAATGAACAACAAATCCTGAATGATGAATTACGTGTAGGTGCTCGTTACCCAGAATCACGTACAGGAAACATGAAGGCTTCTATTGTAACTGGTGCCGGAGTTGAAGCCCTAATGGGCGCCTTCGACAGCCAGATCAAATCTGCACAAGCGATCTTTACAACAGCGTTACGGGACGTTATTTCGCTTTGCTTCGAAGTAGATGAGAAGATATTCAATGTCGAGAAAACTATTCGTGGTACCGATGCAGGTTCTCCTTATGCCATCACCTATACTCCATCGAAGGATATTAAAGGCGATTACTCAGCGGACGTGCGGTACGGCATGTTGGCTGGTCTCAACCCGGCGCAAGGCTTAATCTTTATGCTTCAAGCCCTTGGTGGCAAGCTGATCTCCAAGGATATGGCAATGAGAGAAATGCCTTTCAATGTCAACGTAACATTAGAACAAGAAAAGATTGAGACTGAAGATCTACGCTCATCATTGATGGGTGCTCTTCAGGCTTACACACAAGCCATTCCACAAATGGCAGCACAGGGACAAGATCCATCAGAGATTATTCAAAGAGTCGCTCAAGTTATTAAAGAGCGTCAACGTGGAAAAGTACTCGAAGATATTATCGAGGAAGTATTCACACCTAAGAATCCTCCTGCTGGGGCTCAACAACAGGTTGAGCAACCCGTCCCCTCTGCTCCCGGAGCTCCAGTAGGAGGCGCTCCTTCACCTATGGGTGAGGAACAAGGCGGTCCTATCGGACAAGGCGCTGAAGAAGGTCCACCATTCCGCGGACCCGGTGAAGTAACCCCAAGGCCAGAGCTACAAAGTATTTTAGCAAGTCTTAATGCGTCAGGAAAAGCAAGCGGTAGCGTAAGAACTATCGCACGTCGAACAGTCGGATAGGAGTAATCATGGCAACCCCAAGAAAAAGAACAGTAAAGCCAAGAACGGTTGCCGATGAATCCTATAGCCCACTTGAGATGTATTGCATTTGGCTACATGAATACAAGAAAGCTTTGCGTAAAGCAGGCTTTACTAACGATGATGCACTGTGGCTTGTTGCCACAAAAGAATCTTTCCCTGATTGGGTGAGCTACAAAGCCCCTACTGAAAAAGACATTCAGAATTTATTAGATGAGGACGAAGACTAATGGCAGGACAACAAGGCGGTTACCGTCAGCCAGCTAATCCAGCTCCCGTCTCAGGACCGGGTGCTCTCTCACAACGTACCGATGGTGGCGCCGTAGACGGCATGCAACCAGCACAGACACAAGCTCCTAAGTACATGCCGGGTCTTGGTTACGGTAAAGGCGGAGAGAATATGGCTAACCAACAATCTGCACCGTTAGCTGGCTCACCTACACCACAAATGCCTGCACCTACAATGCCTGCAGTTCCACTATCTGCGCCAACTATGCGCCCTAACGAACCTATTACTGCTGGTGTTGACTTTGGTCCGGGTCCGGGATCAGAAGCAATTCAGATTCCTAATCAAGCAATGTCACCTAGCCATACAATTAAGCGTATTGCACAAGCGGATCCTAGTGGAGAGTCTGAGCTTCTTTACAGAGCGTTACTTGACAGAGGTCTCTAATGTCATTTAATCAACCGCTACCCGGAGCGAATGGGTTAAACCCACAAGTTGCTCTGGAGAACCCTTCAATTTATGTAGCTGCTAGTACGATTCCTATGAATCAACAGCAAGCTAACCATGTTAACCAGATTTCTGCTATCATTTCTCGAAACGCACAGTTGATGAGTATGGATCCTAAGGTTGCTCAAAAGCAATATTCCTCTATGGACCCACTAGTCCAACAGCAACTTAAGTCTTTCTATCCTGACTCCAACTACATGAAGCCACCTCAAACAAATATTGGGTTGCGTGTACTAGGAGATGTAGTAAGTGGGGTTACTAACCCATTTAAGTGGGCATTCAAGAACGTTACAAATGTCTACAACCGTTTGCTTCCAGTCAATACAGCATATCTTATTTTAGATCAGATGGGTCAGGGAACTCCTCTTAGCTGGAACATGGTTCACAATGCTTGGGACGGCAAAGAACTTTACAATAACAAAGACCTTGCTGCGCTTCATGCTAAGTATGGAAACACAGATACCTTTGTAGCAATGAAGTTGCTTGATGGTATGCCTCTTGGCAAGATCATTGATGCCTATGGAACAACTGGTTCTGACATTATCAACTCTATTGCCAAGGTAGTTGACAACCCTCAAGAGACATCAAAGATGTTGGCTGAGTTCAAAGCCTCACAACTATCTGTTGGTCGAGACATTGGTCGAGCATTCCTTAATGGTACTCCTGCAGACAACAAGGCATTTAGTAGTGGCTGGTGGAAGTTTGGTACCGGTGTCGGTGATGCTGCTGCTCAGATCTTTGGTGACCCACTAACATATGTTTCAGGCGGAACATCCAAACTTATTACTAGCGCAGACAAACTTGCTGAAGCACTTAAGGCTGGCACAAAGACTGTAGCTGAAGTATTTTCTCGTCCAGAAATGCAACGTACATGGAATGAAGTTGCTGGACCTTTAATTGAAAGACTGGCTTCTGCCCGTTATGGAGACAAAGCAAACATTCAAACTGCTGCTGATATCCGTAACGAACTTGCTCGTCAATTCCCTAACATGAACAACGCAACAGTTATGGATGAATTGGCTAGAGCTAAAGTATTTGATGCTCCTTCAGCTCAAAAGTTCTTTGAGCAACCAGAGATGATGACCAACCTTCTTGCTGGTCGCGTAGATGGAACAACATTCTTCCGGACGGGTATCCCTGTTGCAAAGCGTACCAACGCTATCTCATCCAAGGTCAATAAAATGGCTAGTGACTTCTTCAATGGAGTTGCTTCAGATGAGCAAAAGCAATCATTTGGTAATTTAATTGATGATGTCCGCAATATTGGCGGAGACAAATCACAGCTTTTCAAAGACGGAGTTCTTAAGTCTCAAGTAAGTACCGAAGGTTTGGAAGCAAACACAGCACAACTTAGCAGCGTACGAGCTAAGATTGGTAGACTTGTTGCTCGATTCCCCGGTAACGCACCTATCGATGTTACAGATGAGGGCGTAGATAAGAGCCTATCTCAAGTTAATGCTCTGTCTCGTTTCATTTATACCAAAACATTCTCTGATTACTTTACAGAAGCTTTCAAGCAATCTACACAAGCAGACCGCGTGCTATTGCTACGCGGACTATACGTGCAGATCATGCACAATATGGCTCTTCATGCTACACCACAGGGACAAACTCTTATGGAGAACATCCTTAAAGAGAAGTTTGGTGAGTCAGCAGGTTATCAGACAGCCAGAGATGTACAAGTTCCAATGCATTTGATGAACGACCTACAATCTTCTGTTGGCATGCTTGAGAAGCCTGTAGGAAAAGGCAATCAACTAGCCCGTTATAACTACAAAGGTATTGTCCATAACTATCAGAGTAAGCCACAAATAGGTAATATGCCTTGGCACCTGCTTAGCGATTATGGATTATCTATTGGTCAGAAGGCTGGACACAAAGCTGCTATTGAAGCAGTGGGTGGACATACAGCACGTGTGTTTTCTCGTCACATGGTTAACGGTTGGTCTACTGCTACCCTGTTTCCACGTCTAGGAATACGTGCATCTCTTGACGAGATGATGTTCTACAGCCTTTCTCACCCTATTCAAGACCTACTTAACTTTGGTTTGGGTCGCAAGGTCAACAAGATTGTTACAGCATTCAGCGGTAGCGATGACTTGATCCCTCTTGCTAAGAAGAAGTGGGGAACTGCTACCTCAGAGATTGCTAAAAAGCTTCGTGGCGATGCAGCACCTGCAGAACTGAACCCATTTACTCGTACAGTTGCTAACTGGCTAGACCAGAACCCTGCTCATCTCCTATCGGATGAGGCTAGAATTAAGACTACTCAGCTTAATGGCGAAGATCATTTTGAATTACAGGACAAAATGACTATTGCTAACCAGCTTGAGAACTACATGCGTCACGTTTTGCCTAGAGGCAAAGCAGTTATCAATGAGGCTGGCGAAAAAGTTTATCCTAAGCAAGACCAAATGATTGATTATGTCAAGCAGCTTCTTGTCCACACAGATGGCGAGATGAACTCAGCACTTATCAAATCTTCTCTTGGTCGCAGTGCTAGAGATATCCGCAAGAACCCACTTTATGCTGAAGACTTTACTGATCGCAACCTTTTGAACAGGGCATTGGCTGATCTTAAGTTCGTACCTACGGGTAAGTATGACATGATGGACAAGGAATCTTTGGATCGCATCCATGGATCCATGTATTCCGTGGCTCACTACAAGAACTGGTTCCTAGGTTTCCTACGTAACGGCAAGAACTACGGTGCTGGATTTTTTGATCCGGGTTCTATCTTCATGAAGCATGGAGCATTGGGACGTGAAGGCGATCTAATGAAAGCCGTCAACGATTCTCTTGAGAAGATCGGCATTGATCCAGAAGCATTGACAGTTAAGAACCAAAAGGCTTTTGATGCTTTCATGCACAGCTCTGGTCAGCACGTTGTTGACGTGGCAGATGGACTATCTCCCGTACAAAGTGCTATTAACCGCCTAGAAGCTATGTATCTAGACCTACATGAGATGTTTCATGGGGGTACCGCTAATGCATTTAACAAAGATTTATACGACCATATCATCAACAGTGCTAAGGAAATCCAACATCAGGCAACTGAAGAGGGTATCAATAGCATGTCTAAATCTGCTGCCGTTCGTAAGGCAATGCAGGGTATTGACTATGCTACCTTTGATAAGCTCACTAAAGAGTACAAGCCAGTAGGTGCTATCAATACGGACCTTAACGCTGATAGCTTTACCAAGGATCTTAGCAATGAAGGCTTCATGCTTAAGATGGCTACATGGGCAAAGCATGCACCAGATCAGGCTATGGAGTGGATGGATGCTCAGAACCAGCACATCTTCCGTCAGCCAGCCATGTTTGTTTCCTACATTAAACTCCGTCAGGAGTATGCAAAGCTAGAACAACAGCATGTGGCTAACCTTATCCGTGCCAATGGTTGGACTAAAGACTTTGCCACCATGATTGCCGAGAAGAAGTTTACCGAGATTGCTCGCACTCAGGCTACAGATCTTACCCTTAAGAGCATTAACAACCCTGAGATCCGTTCTAACCTAGCTTGGACACTACGTACCACAGGGCGTTTCTACCGGTCTGTAGAGGACTTCTACCGCCGTTTATGGCGGCTTAAGGATGTTACCCCACAGGCTCTTTATCGCCTGCGTATGGCAAGCCTAGGGCTGAATGCCAGTGGTTTCGTACACCCAGATCAGAACGGTGACCCGTATCTGATTATGCCAGCAGACAATGTCTTGTTCCATGCTATGCAAGGTGGGATGTCTCTGCTAGGTGCTGATCCTAAGCAGCCTTTGTTTGATAACTTTGCTATGAATCTAACAATGTCTAACCCTACATTGAACCAAGATGCTGGTATGCCTAGCCTTCAAGGTCCATTCGTTGGGCTTAGCGTTAAGCTAGCACAGGGTCTACTTAGTACATTTGGTGGATCAGAAGGTGCTGCGCTATCTCAAAACCTCAGCAAAGAGATCATGGGATCTGTTAATCAGAACCTTACATGGACTGGAGCTATTGTTCCTACCTCTTTACAGCGTGTATGGAACATGATTGATCTTCCAAGTAGGAGCAGAGAATATACATCTGCCTTTGCATCTGCTGTTGCCTACAATGCAGCTACTGGTCATGGTCTAACACAGGATCAATTGAACCAAATGGTAGATGAGTCTGGTCGTCCAGATGTAGCAAAGCAACAAAATGCTGTAACGGATTACATGAATAAGATACGTATTACAGCACACAACATTATATTTATGCGTGAGTTCTTGGGACTATTGTCCCCTATCACGCCTACACTACAACCATCTGTAGGTGTACCTAACTATCTTAAAGATGCAGGTGTTACTAGCCTACGTCAAGAGTTTAATGACATACTTCAAGAGAACTATACATTGTCTCAAGGTAAGCTTCAGGATCCATATGGCTATTCATTGATGATGTTTGCTAAGAATAACCCGGGATTGCTAGCCTATACAGTCTCTCCTACAGTTAAAGATACTGCATTATCCATTGCCTATACCAAGGAAAATGAAAACTGGATAGGTGCAAATAAGGGTGCTATCGACAAGTATGGCAATGCTGCCTTGTTGTTTGCTCCACACATCGGCAAGTTTGATGCCAATGCTTTTGCTTGGATGGAAGCATCCGGTCTTGTTAAGAACAAAGACCTAAGAGATTACTACACACAGGTATCTTTAGCAGCAGCAAGTACGCAATACAGTGGATTGAATTCAGATCTTGCAGCAGCAATGGGTAACCCTGATCTAACTCCTGTACAAAAGCAGGAAGTTATGAACTATGTACGGGGTAGAAAACAACAAATCTTGATGGAGTATCCAGCCCTTAAGATCCAGTTAGATAACCCTGTAAGCGGTGGTACTGGTGCATCCGAGAAGATGTTCCAACAACTACAGACTATCCTTGCCAACAATGATCTACCTATGTCTGCTGGTGTAAAGACTAAGATGCAGGTAGTTAGCAACCTTGTTGCTGGTGCTATCTATGACATCAAGTCTATAGATCAGAACCCTACTGGCGTTGATAAGACCCAGTCTAAAGAAGCTATTAAGAACCGTACTATTGAAGCGATCCGCAGAATTGGACTAGCACAGGGTACTAAAGAGATCATGGATCCTATTGTTCAACAGGCATCCAAGAGTATCTTCACCCCTCTACTTGATTCATTGGTACGCAATCCGTCAACCATTCAGATAGGGAAATAACTAGATGGCTACTCCTGATCAAAGTTATGTGCGTCGCCTTATGACCCTACATGGTTGGTCTTTATCTCAGGCTACTGCTTATGCTAATAACCATCCAGAGGTAAACCTACCTACAACACCGCTTTCAAATACACCAACAACAGATTCAGCACTATCTCCTGGTGCTACTTTAATGGGACGTGGTGGCGGTGCTAGAAGCTTTGCTGGTTACAGCCCTGCTGCTCCAGTTAATATCACACCTAAAGGTGTTGTTACTGTTAACCCTGCAACCGCTGTGGATCCTAATGATCCTGCTACATTAGAAGCAATTATTAAGGCTCAAGCTAAGCCAAACGATCCTACTGCTGGTGTAAGTATTGGTTCAGGTGGCACTAACCCACTTAACAATACTCCCGGATCAGCAGGCAAGAAGCCTGCCATTAACTTGGTCGGTGGTACAACTTATACCAACCAGTATTTTGAAGGAGACTTTGGTGCTGGAGTGCCGGGGTATACAAACCTGCCTTTACAGGTAAACCAAAACACTAAAGGTCAAATGGTTATTACCCGCCCTGATGGTGCCGGTAACTATAACCAAGTAATCATTGCTGTAGATCCTAATGATCCTACACAATATATGGTACAAGATGCGGTTACTGGTATTGCTTCAATGCTACAAAAGTATCCTCCCGGATCTAAAGCTTTGGCAGATCTTAAGAATACACTTGCTAAGACTGGTAAGTACAAGAGCGCTGCTGCTGCTAGAAAGTCTGGATTTGATTCAGGCTTTGACACAGATTTCTTAAATGCATTTACAGCACAGGTAAACAAGAATACCTTTGACAACTTTACGGCTGCTAAAAATGGGCAGAAAACTTTCTCTACAGTAGAGAATACCATAACCAATACCCCTTATAGTCCTCTTGCTGGTACGCGTGAAACTACCACTACCAACATAACCCCACAGGCTACGGCATTGATGCAGATCAATACCTTTATGCAGGAACAACTTGGACGTCAGGCTACATACAAGGAAGTCAGCGACTATACTCAAGCTCTTAATAGTTATGAGAAGGCACATCCTGACCGTAACGTTGTAACTACAGATGCCTTGATGTTTGAAAAGAACAGAGTCACCTATGCAGGTGCTAGCCCTGAAGACCAGAAGGCAATCCTTGTAGGAGTTCTTTACAATGAACTATCTGCCAAGGGTGTCAACCCTGATGCTATCTCCAAGAGTGGCGGTGCTATTGCACAGGGTATGCAGGCAATTCAAAAGACTGCTGCTGATTACGGTCTAGGTCACATTGATAATGCTGCTGCTATTGGAAGCATCATTGATGCAAGCAAGGTAACAGCCAGCAAGATGACTAATGCTGACACCTTTAATCTTGTCAAAGAAACTCTTAAGCCGGGTGGATCTATTACTAATATTGAAACCAAACTTAAGGAACAAGCCAAGCTTACCTATAAGCCATTGGCTAGCTACATTGATGCAGGCGGTAATGTCATGGATATTGCTAACCAGTTCAATGCTTTGAACCAGAAGTATCTTGAAACCTTTACACCTACCAATGTCTTTGATCCTACTATTCAAAAGGCTTTGGCTGGCGATGGAAAGAACGTTATGAATAGTGACGATTACATTAAGATGCTTAAGTCTGATCCTTCTTTGGGTTGGTCTAAAACCCAGAACGCCAGAGAAGAAGCAGCTAACTATGTAACAACAATCGGCAAAGAGTTTGGATTCATGGCATAATGGCAGCATTAAACGATCTTCAAATTGAACGCTTTGCAGACTTAGGCGTAAGTAATACCAATGTAGTTCAAACAGCTAATGCCTTTTATGCTGCTGGTGGTACAGGTAACCCTTTACAAGCAGCTTATCAAGCTGGTTCAAAAACTGCAGCTTATGGTGGCAATACTCCTTATGGACAACCAGTAGGTGCACCAACCACTGTAACAAATCCAGATGGTTCAACCACTACAACTTATACATATGCTAATGGTGTGGGTGGAACATTTACTTCAAGCACCAGCCTTAGCTCAAGTAGTAGCAATACTTCAATTACATCTGCTACACAAGATGCTTATGCTCTTATACAATCAGAGCTTGCTCAATGGGGTTTAGGTGAACTAGCTACCCTTCTTCAAAAAGATATGGCAGCTAACATTGGTCCTAACCAAGCAGTTCTTGATATTCGTAACAGTGCTCCGTACAAGGCACGTTTTGCTGGTAACTTTACTCGCCAAGCAGCGGGTCTTAACATGCTGACTGAAGCAGAATATTTAGCAATGGAAAATTCTTATGCTAATTTGTTTAACCAGTATGGGACAAATACTCTAGCAAACAAAGCACAGTTTGCTACTTTAATTGGCAATGATGTATCTGCTACTGAACTTAATAGTCGCCTTGACCTAGCAGTCAATCAAGTACAGCAAGCAGACCCTACAGTTTTGAATACCCTTAAGCAGTACTACCCAACAGTATCTAATAGCGATTTAGTTGGTTACTTCTTGGCACCGACAGAGACACTACCTATGTTACAACAACAAGTTGGTACTGCTCAAGTCGGAGCTGCTGCTGCACAGCAAGGACTATCTGATACCCAGCAACGTGCTCAACAACTTCAACAACTTGGAGTTAGTTACTCACAAGCACAGACAGGCTACGGCAAGATTGCCGAAGTACTACCTGCTTCTCAGAAGCTCAGCAATATTTACGGTGCTCAAACTGGTATCAATTACAACCAGACTGAAGCAGAGAATCAGTACCTACTTAGCAGTGGTGCTGCTGCCCTTGAACAACAGAAGCTTATTGATCTAGAGAAGCAACAATTCTCTGGACGATCAGGTGTCGTAGGAGCCAGCGCAGCTGCTGGATACAGCGGTTCATTAGGCAAGTCCATGCAAGGACAGTTCTAAATAGATTCCCACCACGGAACGACCAGCACTGTGGTGGTGTAACTAGGCTGGTAGCAGGATCCGACTTAACCTTCCCCGGGTTTGGTTGCGGCTTGCGATACAACTAACAGAATGGGAGAACGGTTGCTATGGCAACAAACGATTGGGACGACGACGACTTCGATGATATCGAAGAACAGCAGGCTCCAGCTACAGGCGATGACCTCGTAAAGAAGTTACGCAAGGCTAAGCGTGCTGATGAAAAGAGAATCAAAGAACTCACTGAGCAACTTGAGGGATTATCCAAGGTGCAGCGTGAGCGAGTCGTTAAAGAAGTCCTTGATCAAAAGGGTGTAAATCCTAAGGCAGCAAGGTTAATCTTAAAAGATCTCGATGATGTTACCGAGGAGTCAGTCTCGCACTGGCTCGATGATAACGGAGATCTCTTCGGGTTTACCAAGCAGGCTCAGGAAGTGGACCCTCAACGTGAACTAGACCTAGCGGCACTACGCCAACAGGACATAGTCACACAGAACGGTTTAACACCCGACAAACAAATGGACGCAGTTCAACGCATTAACGATGCAGCTACGGCTGAAGAAATTATTGCAATGATCCAGTCCGGAAACTTTTAATCAACCGAACTAACATCCTCATAAGGAGGTGCAACACATGGCAAACGCATACACAACCACCGGTTCCGCTTCTCTAGGCGGTACAGTTGGTAGTGCAGGTCTCGTACAGAAGGCATATGACCGTCTAATCGAGTTCGCACTCCGTGCACAGCCACTTATCCGCAATGTTGCAGATAAGACCCCTGCTCGTCAGAGCATCCCGGGTTCCTCAGTTGTATTGCAACGCTACGTCGACCTAACTCAACAGACCACAACTCTGACTGAGCAAGTCGATCCAGATGCAGTAGCACTGGCTACCCCAACATACACAACCATTACTCTTGCTGAGTATGGTAACGCAGTGCTTGTTACACGTGCTTTGGAACTCTTCAGCCTTGCTGATGTAGATCCAGCTGTTGCTAACATCATCGCGTTCAACCTTGCAGACTCTATCGATACAGTCGCTCAGACCACTCTTGCTACAGGTGCAAACGTACTTCGCGCAGGCGCTCGTACATCTTCTGTAACAGTCACTTCATCAGATACTTTCACTTCAGCACTTGCTCGTAAGACAGTTGCTAAGCTACGCACAAACAAGGCTATCCCACGTAAGGGATCTTTGTACTGGGCAGGTATTCACCCTGAGGTTGCTCACGATCTCCGCGCTGAAACAGGCGTAGGATCATGGCGCCAGCCACACGAGTACCAAGCAAATGATGAGATCTGGGCTGGTGAAATCGGAACTTACGAAGGTGCGTTCTATGTAGAATCACCACGTCTATTCTCAGACAAGAAGGGTGCTGACCAAACAACATCTTCAACAACAACAACTGCAGCAGCTAACTCAGGAGCTACAACTCTTGCTCTAGCAGCTGTTGCTTTCCAAGTTGGAGACCGCCTATCAGGTACAGGTCTTGCTACTTCAGGTGTACAAGTTACAGCAATCTCAGGATTGAACGTAACAATTGACACACCTGTTCTTTCAGCTGGTGTTACATCTGGTGCAACAATCACAATCACTCCAGAGACAAAGGTATTCAACACCTACTTCGCAGGACAACAAGCTCTTGCTGAAGCAGTGGCTGAAGAACCACATGTCGTTATCGGACCGGTTGTTGATAAGTTGATGCGTCACCGCCCACTCGGCTGGTACGGCGTACTTGGCTTCTCAATCTACCGTGACGAATCACTCTACCGTGTAGAGACTTCTTCTTCAATCGACTACTAATAGTTGACTGACTGTAGGGCTGGGTCTTTCCCAGCCTTATGGTAAGCCCACTAAGGAGACATATGCCATACATCTTTACAACACCAACTACCTCAGAAGGTCCTGCTGGTGGCGGTCGCTTGTTCATTCGCTTCCGCTTAAACCGTGGCATAACTGTCATGCGGGTCGGAGGAGTATGGCAAGAGATCCGCTACCCAACTGAAGACCAGACTGGTGCAGCTGATCCCGGCTTTGTATTCAGAGGTGGATACAACCATGTGCTTAATGATGAACAGAGGACGGAACTAATCAATGCAGGATACGGAAGCTACATCACTTACCAACCATGAGCATATAAGCAAGATCCTTGAATGGGGTCTTGATAACAAGATGGCATACAAGCCATCCCTGTACGGATGTACACAGTGTGATATCACATCACCAGAACCTTTTAAGTATGAAGACATATTTGTGGACCACACAAAGTGTGGGGATGATTGCTTTGGTTGCAAAGCTAAGAACCTACAAATGAACGCAGGAGATGCCAAGCACTCAGTGGTTGCATCTGGTACCACTCAAAAGAAGTGGGATAAAGAATTGGCTTTCTATAAGGAAGCTCGTGCCCAAGGCGTACAGCCTGAAGGCACAACAAGGGCAGCCGTACAGAAAGCACTTGAAGCCTCTGAGGTTCTTAACAAACCTTATGACGGCGGGAAGATGCCGAAAGCCAATCATATAAACGAGAAGACCGTTGAGGTCTTAAAGGAAGTAGGAGCAGTCTAATGGCAATGCACAACGATAAAGCACAAGATGCCAA